GCCGACCACCCACGTCCCACCGCCCGATAGGTCGTCTTCGATGTCTTTTAACTCCTCTATCGCGTCCTCGAACCCGCTGGTATCCACGTCGATATCCATGCGTTATACCCCGAGCGTGAACTCGTGGTTATCGCCGAGCGTCCCTGTTGGGTCCAACGCTAACGCGCGCTGTCCATACGATGTCGCCTCGAAGTTCTGGCCGTACTCACCCTGGTAGTCCACGCTTCGGGACGCCCCCGACACGGACTCATGCCGGGGGTCTTGCGCCGACGCGAGGTGTGCCGTGACGAGTTTCTCCAGTTTCGATAGTCGTTTGTCGGCGAGCGACGGGTCTGCGGCTTCAACATCATCCACGAGTTCGGTGGCGATGTCCATCCAACTCGTCAGTTCGTTGTCGGAGAGGTCCGTGTCAAAGATGCTTCGGACCTTGGATACGGTTGTTCTGGGCATAGTTTGTACTAAAAAACGCGAGTTGGATTACTCGGGGCCGTCGCACGAGTGCGCCGACAACCGCTTGTACCAATTGCCACAGCTTGGGCATTGGTCTTTCTCGTCGGCGTCTGTGAGTTGTTCGAGGAGTCGGATGATGCGGAGGCGTTGGCCTTCCGCCCGCGCACGATTCGCATCGGGGCGGTTCATATCAGACCACCCTCTTAGGAGTCGATCTTGACGGCGACTTCACTGTTCGTGGACAGCCAGTCGTACCGGCCGTTCAGCTTGTAGATCGTCTGGTCCTTGTCGTCCTCACGGTAGTTGTCCACGTCGAACGGGTCGCGCTCAGACTCCCAGCCGTACTGGCTGGCGTCACCGACGATAGCCTGCCCCGCCGACAGCGTACCGCCGACGTTCGTCGCGTACACCGGGATGTCGCCGACAGTCCCGACGAGACCCTCGCCGATGTTACCGTTCGGGAGCAGGCCGCTCGTGATGACGTTGTCGCCGAGTTCGCTGGCTTGCGTGAACTCGCTCATCTTGAGCAGGTCGCCCATCCCGTCCGGGTTGACCACCGCGATGAGTTCGCCGAGGTCCGCGTCGTTGTCGAACAGGGTGGTGCGGGCGTCCACGAAGTCAGCGTACTCCAGCGTCCCCGAACTGTCCCCGCTGGCGTCGATAGGGCCATCGGTGGAGAGGTTGTTGTTCAGGATGTTGAACGCGATCTTGTCCATCCGGGCTTCCTCGGCCGCCATCATCTGGCGGTTGCCGTCCATCTGCACGTCGAGGTAGGAGTCCGCCACGGCTTCGTCCGTGATGGGGAGTTCCACGCCATACTTCGAGTAGGCCGCCGAGACGTTGCCGTAGTCGAAGCCAGCGCGCGGGTACTCGCTCCCTTCGGGAACTTCCGCGATTTCGTCCTCGTCGATTTCGATGTCGAGCTGCGGGAAGTCGAAACTGTTCGAGGAGATGTTGGTTGCGTCGTGGCGACGGAAGAACCGGCGGAACTGGTACTTCTTGTTCCGGACGAGTTCGGCCATCCCACGCACGTCGTCGTTCGTAACGATGTCAGTAGTGCTAACAGGCATTGTTAATGTCAGTAATCAGGTTGGTTTCTTGGCTGTTCAGTTCTGGGCGACAACCGCATAGCCCGCGGGAATATCCGCGCCCTTGTACGTGCCACCCTCCGCACACAGCGTCACGGCAGGGCCACCGGCCGACGCCTCGAACTTGCCCACCGTCGAGTTGGTAGCATTCCCCATGTCCACGCGGACACCGTCGCCGGTTCCGGAAGCGACGGCCGCGACGATGGGGCCATCTAGACACACCGGTTTCTGGTCGCCGCTCGCGCGGCCTTCCGCGACCACGCCGAGGCGTTCGTTCGCGTCCCCGTCGCCGGGTTCAAGGTCGCCGCCCGAAAGAGCCACCACGTCGCCAGCACTCGTGTTGTCGTCCGCGTCCGGCACGGGGACGGTCGATGCACCACTGTAGATGACTTCTCCAACTTCCTTGCTCATGAGTTAGTCCTCCAGTTCCGCTTCCAGTTCGTTCGCCTTCTCGGTCATGCCGGCACCACGGAGCGCCGCGGCACGGTGCTCAAGCACCTCGGGGTCTTGCGCGAGTTCCGCCTCTTCGTCTTCGTTCTCGTTGGTGCCGCCGCCGGTCTGCACGTCCGGCTCCGACGCAAGCTGGGCGTCCTCGCGGGATTCGGCCTTCTCACGGAGTTCCGCCACGGTGAAGCGGTCCACGAGGTCGTCCTCGTCGAACACTTCGGTCGCATCAGCGAGCGCGCCAGCATACGCCTGCTTCACCTCCTCAATCTCGTCCTCGTAGCTTTCGAGTTCGCCGATGCGCTCCTCTTTCTCTTCGAGCTCGGCTTCCAGTTCCTCGATTCGGTCGTCCTTGTCGTCCATGCGCTCGAGGAGCGCCGAGACGTCCGGACTCTCGCCGTTGTCGTTCTCGTTAGTCATGGTATCGTTAGAATCGCTGTTGGTTGTCTCGCTGTTCTCGTCCATCCCCTCGGCCGGCCCGCTCTCGGGGCTTACAGCGTCATCAGTCATGGACGCGCTATCAAGCGACTCCTTGATAGCGCCCGCCGATAACGCGGCCACCGCCGGATTCGAGTCGGCGGGGCCGGCGGCGGTGTAGTTGCCCTCCGACGCGCCCTGCTCGGGCGTGGCAAGGCCAACGTACTCCCATTCGCGGAGGATTGCCGCGCCAGTCTCCTCGTGGCGGTCCACACGGCCCGCGGTGCTAGTCTCGATGGAGACCTCGCGCTGGCCGAGGGAGAGTTCCTCGGCAATCTCAGCGTCTTCGAGGCCGGCTTCGTAGACGGTGCCGACGCCGTCCTGGTATGCGCTTCGGAGGACTTCGCCAATCTCTTCGCGGTCGCCGTCGCCGTGGACGCGGTAGACTGGCTGGCCTTCGAGAGTGCCGGCAGCCCGCTCTAGTTCTCCGGCGGGCCAGTACTTCGGGCCGTTCAGGCCGTGTGTAAGTTCGTTCTCCCCCTGCGCAACACCGTGGACGACGTACTGGTAGTCGTCCCGTTCGGTTTCTCGGAGGTGGGCGATGCGGCTCTCGAATAGTGCTGATTCGTCATCACTCATGGTTTATTCCACTCTAGGATATGACCGGAAGTATGGAGCATCTCCCGTTCGGATGGGCGGGCGGCTTCAACCGGTACTCACCAGCCAGATAATCCGGCACATCACCGGGCGCGTCGAACGTAAACGTCCCCGAACGCATCTCCTCAATCGTATACTCGTTACCGTCCAAGTGTTCGCACACCGGACACACGCGGTCGTCCGAGGAGTCCATCCATTCGCCGTGTTGGACGGTGTCCGCACCTGCTCGCTCGAATCTGTCGAGCGTAGCGGTGCTATGCGAGTTGATAATCTCAGGTTCTCGCTAGCGTTCGAGCGCGTGTCTTCGTGAGTTTCTCCACCTCCTCGTTCAACCGACGCGCCATGTCACGCGGATTCTCACCCGCATTCAACCCTCGGACGAGTTCCTCGCGGATGTCTTGCGCCGCATCATCAGTGATGTCCCGCAAGTTACTGTAGGCGCGCTGGTAGAGATCTCGAAGCTGTCGTTCCGCAACGGGCAGCTGGATGAACGCCGCTACATCCTGTCGCCGAGACTAACGCCCTCGGCCTTCAACCGACGCCCGGCAAGGCGTGCGCCCGACTGATACGCGAGTTTAATCCACTGGCTCAGCCAGTGTTCGCCCCGCCGAACCTTCGGGAGCGGGACTGGTTCGAGGACTTCGTCGCGGAGGATGTCCCGCACCCAGTTCTCGAATCGGTCGGCGAGTTTTTCGGGTGGGAGTCGGGGGAAGTTGTCTCGGGGGTCCGCTAACTCGGCTTGTTTGAGGTGGAGGGCGTCGTTCTCGACGACTGTTGCCCGAATTAGGCCGCGGATTCGCCGGAAGCGTTTGTTCAGCTTCCCAACGAGTTGGCGTCTGAGAGTGAGTGTCTGGGTTGGGTCATCGCTCCGAGCGAGACACGCCGAACACGACGCCATCAGTCACCCTCCACGCCCTCCGAAGGCGGGCTATCTGTAGCGTTCTGGAAGGACTCTTGAACCCGTGGGTCGTCCTCGGGAAGCGGCGCTTCCTCTATGTCGTCTATCTCGTCTGCGTCAACTCCGAGGAACGTCTCCAACACGTACTCCTTCGGGAGTGTGACGCCCGCCGCATTCAGGGCGTCCATCGTCTTCTTGAACCCATCCGGGTCAAACTCCTCGTCATGCAGGGGGTTCTCGTCTTTCTCAGGGCGAATCTCCCACTCGACATCAGGCACGCTCTCGCTGGAGTTACGGAGGAACTCCTCGGCCTTCCGCTGGAGAACCGGCTCAAACGCGGCCTCGATGCGGTCGCGTTCGTCAGAGAGTTCGCGCAGGTAGTCGTCGCCCTGCTCGCTGGTTACGTCCCGGTTGATGTCGCCCTCGAAGCCGATACGGTAAATTGGCACGGGGAACGCCGAGAGGATGTATTCGATTTCCTGCTTGAGCGTCGAATCTATGTCGGGGATTTCGCCCGCGTAGTGGTCTACCTCAACCTGGTAGTTGACGACGTTGACTTTCTCCGGGTTGGATGGGTCGAACCCGTCGAGGAGTTTCTGTGCTTCGTCTTGGTCGGCCGTGTCAACCTGCGCCACAAAGTGGCTATAGGCGACGGCCTTGAGGGCTTGGTCGAGGTCCTTGTACTGCTGGCGGATGACTGACGCCCTATCGTACACGCTGGCGGTATCCGGCAGGCCGAACACCTCGCCCGTATCAGCATCCCGAGCGTCTTTCACCACATCCGACTGCGCCAGCCGCACCTCATCAGACTCGCGCGTGCCGAAGATGTCGTCGTATTGGACGTAGCACGCCGTCTCCCCCGCCTTCGTCTTCGGAAGGGTGTCGCGTGAGTCTCCCGTCTCGGCTTCCTCGAAGGACACATCCTCGGCGTTATCGTCCGGCCGCAGGAGAATGCTCTTCCCCTCGCGGGTGTAGGCGGTGACGGTCTCGACCTTTATCGGTCGGAGGCCGAGGATGTAGTCTTTCTCGCTGGCGTCATCATACGCGATCTCGACCATCGCGGTGCCGCGGCGGGCGAGCTTGTCCTTCTCGTACTTGTCGAGGACGGCCTCGAAGTCGCGGTTGAACTCGCCGTCCACAATCCCTGCCTTCGAGAGCCATTTCTCTAGGGCGTCGTCAAGGTCGAGGCCGGCGTAGTCATCGTAGGGATAGCTCTCGGGGACCACTGGGACGTCGCCGTCTTCGTCGCCGACTGTGGCTCGGTAGCCGGGTTCGAGCACGTCACTCGCCCACGTCTGAGCAGGTTTCCGAATCAGGACGTTCTCTTCGTACTCTTGGGTCCACTCCTCGATGCTGCCCCTGTTGGGGGTTTGGCGGTCTACGTTGAGGGTGGTGCCCCATGCGTCGTCTCTACTGTCGCGGGCTTGCGGG